CCACCGGATCCTGGCAGGGCAGCATAAGCTACACCACTAACGGTGTTAAGGTTGCCTGAAATTAACGCGATAGAGCTCGTTTGACCAGTAACAATGCCTGAAGTTGTGTTGTATTGTCCAGACAGTGTAACAAATTGTCCACTAAGAGTAGCAAGATTTGCAACTGTACCTGTTACTGTTGGATTAACGTTGATTATGGTATTGACTACACCACTAACAGCAGTGGTTCCTACAAGTGTTGCAGCTACTGCACCTGTACCAGTTGCCGTTACGTCCCCAGTAAGAGAAGTAATTCCTCCTCCACCGCCACTAACCGTTGCTGGCACCCATTGTGTGTTGTTCCATACAAGAGATTGTCCGCTAGTAGCAGTTACACCACCAATGATGGGGCTGGTGATGTTCAATGCACCACTGATCGTACCGCCAGAGCGTTGCAGAGCAGAGTAAGCAACTCCGCTTACAGTGTTGAGGCTACCCGAAGTAGTTGCGTAAGCTCCACTAAGAGTTACGAACTGACCACTTAATGTTGACAGGTTGCTATTTGTTGTGTTGAGGTTCCCTGAGGTTACAGCATAGGCGCCTGACAATGCAACAAATTGACCTGACAGGGTGTTAAGACTGCCACTAATGCTCGCAATCGATCCAGTGTGACCGGTTACAATTCCGCTGGTTGTTACATACTGGCCACTGAGGGTAGCCAAGCTGCCTGACAAACTGGCGATATTAGCTTCATCAGTGACTTGCTTACCTGAAATTGTAGCAATATAACCAGATTGAGTAGTAACAACGCCAGACGTAGTGGCATATTGACCCGACAACGTTGCGAGTGAGCCACTCAAGGCAGCAACGTTTGCAGTAGTAGTGGTTACGATGCCGCTAGTTACCACATATTGACCTGAGAGAGTCGTAATCTCATTTGTAAGGGTGATTGCTGACGTATTGAACTGGAGGTCATCTACGGCTGTTCTAACGGGGAATACGTTGAACCCTGACGTAGTACCGATGGCATGGGCAACAGAAGATGTTCCATCCCAGCCACGTCCATTATTTGTACCGTCAGTCCATACGGTGATTAATGCATTCGTGCCAATGCTGATGGCTCCTGAAGCACAAAGAATCTTTTCTTCTGTGCCAAGGCCATAGTCAACTACAAGGGTAAATACACCACTAGTTCCAAGAGGGTTAGTAGTGGCAGTTCCGCTCGAGCTTACTTCATACCATCCTGCTGTATTTGCCAGTTGCAAAGTTTGACCAGCAGAGTACCCACTTGCCAAAACTGCGGAAAGGTACGTAGGTGTGGCAGCACCTGCAAGAGATCTAGGAGTTGTGTAATTGGGGTAAGCCATCAGTTAATTCCTAAGAAAATTGTACGCTAACGTTGAGTTGCAGGCTATCCCCTGGGTTTAAGTTAATTGCTGAGAAACTACTCTTCAAGAACATATATCCAGCTGGTCCTACAACCGGAGTGAGCGAGGGAATAATACTCGTCACCTTACTAGAGCCATTTGTAGCTCTAATTACATTGAAGACATTGGTTCCATTGCCAGAAGTTACAGTCATCACTTCGGTAAGCACCTGTACATTGAACGGAAAGGTACCTGGAAAGCCGCTGTAGCCGCTCACAGTGATGGTGGTATCCGTAGGTCCAACCTGATTTGCAAGCGACCCTACAGCTGAACTAGACTGACTGGTAAAAAGGCCTACCTCGGTGATCGAATCAATACCACTAGCAGTAAAAGTACCGTTACAAAGGTAAGTATCTCCTGACGTAACAGTAGTTACAATGCTTACTGTTCCAGAGATAGGAGTTCCCAAAGGGTTACCAAGAGCAATGTCGGTAGGCAAGGCAGTACTAATACCAGTTCCAAGGTAGAGGTATTTTGGCTCACTCAAGGAATAACCGACCCCTGTAATGGCATTCACAAAGTTGCTTCTTGTGTTAGAGGTCAGTACCGTGTTCATTATCTTCCTTTAAAGCAGTAGAACCAATGGCGCCGAGATCTTCCCGGTCACCATTGGCTCTAATAATTACTGCTTCTACCTTTAAACTAAAAGGTAAGTGTTCCATTAGCTCTGCTGACGGTACGTTCTCTTCTGACCAGTCTGGTACAGGTTTCCGCTGTAGCTAGCAAAGTAACCAGCGTATTGTTGCGTCTCAGAAACGTTTGTCTGGATCTGACGAACCTGTTGTTGAAGGGCAGGTACACCGCTCGAGCTGGCATTCGTGGTACCAGCCTGAAGCTGCGTAGCGTTAGCAATATTACCGTTGAAACCAACGAATGGAGTGTGAACAGTAGCGTCATCAATCCAGTTAGGTGTAGCGTTAGGAGCGCCTACGTAGCTTGGGTAAGCCTGACCCTCAGTACCGGAAGGTACAAAGGCAGTCAGCGTAGGAGCAGTACCAGTCAGATTAGATACGGTCAGGTTTACACCACTAGGAACGATGATGGTTGTAGTCGTGTCGTACAGGTAGTTAGCGCCACCAGCATTGACATAGAACGTGTAACCAGCAAGAGGACCAGCAGCAAGAGCTGCAACCAGACCACTAACTTGCGTACCAGTCGAGGTACCAGTCAGAGTTGAGGTTACAACACCAGTACCGAAACCACTAATGGTGAATGTACCAGCAGCTGCAGGGACTGAAAGCTCCAGGATACCGCTAGCCGTGTAGGCAGCGTTAACCATAATGGCTGGGTCAACAGCCTCGAAGTAGGCATTAGCACCACCGCGTGTTACACCACGCAGTGCGGCCTTTGTAGCCTGCTCGTTTGGAACGTTAGGAATTGGCTGTGCCATATTAGAATCCTCTCACGGTTGTGTTGTATTGGTCGTTCTGGAATACCAGGCCAGTGTTGTTTTGACCCTGCCAGCCGTTACCACTCAAGGTAGGCTGTGCATAGCCACCACTAACGGTACCGGAGAATGTCTGGGGTGCCCAGACGTTGAACCATGGCTCGTTGTAGATTGTTGTGCCGCTCAGAACCGTACCACTGGGGATAATTGCACCCAATGGCTCGGCAGCAGCCTCAACAACAGGCTTCACTGTGTTCTTGATCTCGTCGCTCATTTAAGCTCCTTCTAGAAGGTGGAGCTTTGCAGTCCACCGGTTGTTATACGTTCTTTGGTTTTGCGGTGCTAGTGCTGTTGTTCCAGATCTGCTCCCATGACTGCGAAGGACCCTTAGGCTCAGCTTCATCAGGAAGAGGAATCTTGTACAGACCTGTGTTTTCACTAGCTCCGGCAGCGAGGCTTTCACGGAGGTGATCCATGTGACTCTCGCTTGTACTGCTTTCGTCCTTAAGTTCAGCGATCTTTTCCATAGCCTCTTCAGAGGTAATGAACGCAATACGACCACGCTGTACAGCTCTCAGCAAGTAAGGATCCTTGCGGATTTCCTCTGCGATAGGCTGAATGCTATTGTGAAAGCCAGTTCCGGCTAGCTTAAAGCTACCCTTGTCACTGGCAAACACGGTAGAACCAGACATAAGGTTCTCGATCCAGTCTGCAGTCTTAATGTCTTGCATATCCTTAAACGAAGCTGGTGCACGCTTTTGAAGTGCTGCTGCTCTGTCTGCGGGGTCTGCCTTGTGCTCTTCAAAGTGACCACCCAAGTCCACTACTGGGACTGGGGTACTCTCTGCTCCGACATCACTTGACTTTGATACAGTTCTTGCCATTTTAATGCTCCTATTTTCAAGGGACTCTCGTCCTCAATAGATACGAAATTTTCATACCTAGTTGTTACTTCAAGGGTATTTCTTTGTACGATGACCGGGGAGCGATCTCGGAGGATCCGACCTCCCCGGCCGTAGTACGGTTGTTAAGACTAAGCCTTAACGATCTTGCCCAGACCACGGGGGTTGAGAACGATCTCGGAAACGAGCTCGTCCATGACCCAACCCTTGTGGAACTTCTCAGGCGTGTGGTTCTCTTCGACGTCGAGCGAGTACATGACGGGGAAGACACCGAGGAACTCGGGGCTTGGGGTCATGTAGACAGTACCCTGAGGTACTTCGATCGAACGCTGAACTTGGAAACCACCGAATTGAACGATGCGCTCACCAGCAACAACACGGTCCTTGAAGGCCCAACCGGTCTGGTTGATGTCCCACTTGTAAAGGTCACGGTAGTCGAGTGGGTTGAACAACAGTCTCGAAGCTTCCAACTGGTGGACTTCGATGAGTGCAACGAGGTCGTACAGCGAGTCAGGGGTGATGTAACCCGAGAGCTCGTTAACGATGTGGTTGGGCGAAACTACGTGGTTGGGGTCAACGGCGTAGTTGTTGATGGCAGCTTCGAGGACCGTGATCAAACGGGCGTCTTCCTGCATCATGATTGCCTGCTTGGACATGTCCTGGGCGTACTCCACGATGTTTACGCGGAGGTACCACAAGTCTTCCTTCTTGATCTGAGGGAAGGTAGCGATACGGAACAAACGGACTGGAACCTTCTTACCTTCGAAGGGTGTCACACGGACTTCACCTTCGTTACCGGAAAGAATGTAAGCCTGGCCGTACTCGTCGAGGACGTCGTACATGACAGGTACACCAGGGGTAAGCGGGTCTTCCAGGAGGACGTTACGGGTCATACCTTGGTAACGGAGCTTCAGCTGGATGGGACCGATCATACCCTGGCCCAAACGGACCATGTAGTTGTCCTTGTCGGCCAGAACACCGGCGAGGCGACGCTGCTTCTCTTCACGAGTAGCAGTTACGCGGCCAGTTGCAGTCTTAAGACGGTCCTGAGCCTCAATGATACCGGCGACGTAGTCGTCCGACTTCTTGGCTGTGCGGGGAGCGAGGTGCTCAGCGACAGCGCCATTGGGAGTGATTGACATTTTCTATATTTCCTTTCAAATACCTTAGGCAGTTGCGCCGAATGGAACGAGACGGACAACAATTTGCGTGGGGCTGATGACATCGATCAACTCAGCGACAGGAATGGCGTTCAAGGCACCAACAGTGGCACTTGTACCCGAAGACGAAGTCAGCTGACCAGTACCTGAAGCGGTGTACAGCAAGGTACGAGTACCGTTCGTAGGAACGTTGTAAGCTACCGTCGTGTCGAAAGCAGGGGCGGTGATGGTGAAGAAGGCGTTAGAGCCACCCAACCATACTGACCATGCGTTGACGCCAACCTGAGTTACGTCGTCAATGTTAGGGTTACGGTCAAGAGCAGAAAGACCAAATGGCTTTGCACCTGAAGCAGTAGCCGTAGCAGCATTGGCAACGGTGTCGGGACCTGTACGGTACATGACCATACCTGAGTAGATGTTCGTGGTGTCCGTGGGATCCAGGAACGTGTTGTAAGGTGTAGCCTCGTACTTTTCGTACAGTGGGGTGCACGTACGGTGAACCCCAACGTTAGCTACGCTATTAAGTTGCAGCATATTTTCTTTCTCCTGTTAGTAGGGGATTTGGGTTAAAGTGTCATCAGCCAATCGTCAGACATAACGTCCTGACGAGTAACTGTTGAGGCCGTTGTCAACCGACCCATTTCTGGCAAACGATTACTTCCGCTTGCCACTTTCTGGCTCCGGGGTTGACGAGCCCCAGACTCTTCAAACATGTCGATGGAAGCTACAAAACCTGCCAGCTTAACATCAGACATTTGTTCAAACTTTGCGATGTGCTTAGCACGATCTTCGTGTTGGATCATGCTCATCTTTTCGAGACGATCTACAACTTGGATAGCAGCGAAGATCTTTTCACGGCTAGCCTGTACAGCGGCAACAGTGCCTGCGTAAGGAGCCAGGGCAGGGTTGGTGCCATCTTCGAAGTCGATTCTGCCGTGGCTAGGGCCGTGCAGTTGGTCATCAAGGATTCCTGTCTCGGTACCATCGTTGTAGAATGGTACGTAACCAGCGTCTTCACCGTTTACTTCCTCAGGAACGAGTGCGTTGGTCTGGTGGTCAGGCTGCATTACGCGCTGACGGTCCCAAACACCAGCCTGGTCATCAAGGTCACGGACATCAACAACCTGGAGGCTCTCCTGGTTACCGTTAGAAGCCTCCTTAGGCTCCTTCTTGCCATCGCAGTTCTTGGTCTTGCAACCAGGGCCACTGCACCACTCGGTGCGAGCAGACTTCTTCTTCTTCAAGAAAGCAGGCTTGTCGTCGTCGTCTTCGTCATCATCGTCTTCGCAGTCTTCGCAGCCCTTACCCTTGCAGTTCTTGCAGGATGACTTCTTGCTCTTAGACTTAGTCTTCTTCTTAGCGGCAGTCTTCTTGTCGTCTGCATCGTCATCATCGTCGGCACCGCCATCCGAGTCGCTGTCGTCGTCTGTGGCAGCAGTCTTGATCTCTTCCAAGAGGCCCTCAAGAGCCTTCAGGTCGACAGAAGCTTGACGGTAGTCACCGGTAACAACAAGGTCGTTCTCGATGTCAGTTACGATGCTTGCAACGGTACCAACAACCTGGTTGAGGTCATCGTTAGTGCTAGCAAAGCGCAGAACGGTTGCAGCGTCATTCGAAGCAGTGATAAGGTTATTGAAGTCGAAGTCAACTTCGTCACGGATAGCATCGCGTACTTCACGGCTAGCCTTGTAAACCTGGTACAGACTCTCGTCAATAGGGTTAATGCTTGCGTACATTGGGCCACCTTCAGAGTAAACGGCACTCGAGCCAGGACCACCGATGATTTCGCTTCCATCGTCAACGCCAGTGAAGTCACGGACATCAAGTTGACGTGTCATTGGCTGGTTAGCAATCCAGTCAGCTACTTCTTCAGTAGGAGCAGGAGCTTGCTCAGGCCAACCGCCTGAACCAAGACTGTCGACCTGGTCGTATGGTTGCACTCTTGGAGTGGTAGTCGTTCCCGACATGCCTCTTTGTTGGAAAGCATTTTCTGCTTGCTTAATCATCTCGTCATCAAAACGGCTCATGATTGCTCCTCGCTAGTTTCTTCGTTTTTATTTTGTGCATCAATCTCTGCGGTGCCCTTGAGCAGGTCCCACATTCTTGTGGTACCATCCATGGCTGCATTCATTGAGTCATCTTGAAGAGCTCCAGGATTCATACCCTTTGCACTCTTCTTTTTAAGCTTCTTCTTATTCTTTTCGATCTTTTGTGATGCTGGACTTAGGAAATTACGCTTGATGTTTTTTCCTACCTCAGGATCTATACCCAGGAACTTGGGTCTTTTAAATCCTAAAGCTCCAGCAATTTCGTGTCCGCAGGCAGGATTTTCACAAGAACCTGACAAATCGCCCTTTTTCATCGAGTCATTAACGAATGTACGCTGCTTACAACGAGGACATTCAGCCTTACCACTTGATGTACCGCTAAGGTCGAGACCTTCAAAGTCTGGTGAAACAATGTCTACAAAAGACAAGCTTCTGTAGGCAGCTTTAGCATTAGGGTTCTGCTCTGCAAGACTCTGCTGCTGCTTTACAACCTGTTGGATGCCCATCGCATCTTGCCATTCTTGAATAGCTTCTTGTACCCGAGGGTCAATATAGCTACAGTCTGGACAAATGCCATCTCTGTAACCATTACCTTGACACTGCGGGCAATCACCAAGAGGTGAAATGGATACCCTGATTACTTCCAGTGCATACTTCTTAATATCGCTAGATACCTTGAGGACAGGCATTGTTAGTAACGCTTCTTTTGCAACAACCAAGCTGATTCGTCTGCTGGCTCAAATACAAAGCTCAGCTCGAAGAAGTTAGGTCTGATGCAACTTTCGAATACAAGGCTCTCAATACGCTTGCCAGCCTTGTAAACAGTAACGGTGCGTCCCTTAAGACGAGGAATGTGTGTGCAGTACTCAGCAGGCTTGCTGGCAACCTTGCCGCAGGCACTGCATTGTGTGCAATCGACGTCAGCACCCATGCTGACAGCGTTCAAGCTACCTTCCATAATGGAGTTGGCTAGCTTAGGAAAACTTTGTGCATCTACTTCCATCAGGCAGTAAACACTTCCGTCTGTTGCACCGGAGGCGAGCTTGCTCTCACGGTAAACAGCATCGAGAATAACCCCACGAGCACGATCAGGATCTGAGTTGTTGTGCTCAACGTAGATAGGCCGACCAACAAAAGTCTTGTAGCTTTGCTTGATTTGGTCTACAGGCCAACCATCATAATTAGCGTTTACTCTGGAGGAAATGGCTCTAGAAACAGCGTAAACATAACCAGGTTCTGGCTTAAAGTTAAAATCGTCAAAGGTTACATTGTGCAGCTCAATTGGCTGACCGACGCCAGCAAGAGTCTCTCTACCTTGTAGAGCAATTGAGGGAGCACCAAATTTTATCATCTTCAGAACCTTTTCTGTATTAACATATATTTTACATCGTTGTAACAATTAAAACTATGTTAATTAGTGATGTAAGTTAATTTCGTCTTCGAGAGCATCAACGAGATTGTGTACTTCTTTGCTTTGTTCTTGCTCGAGTTCAAGGATCTCATTGATCTTTACAAGCAATTCTTGGATGGTTGTAAGGCTTTCACGCAATACTTTAGCATCTGCTCGAGTCTGCTCAAACATACTGATACCAACAACAGACTCAATGAACAGTGCCATGTAGGAAGCCCATACATTCCACCAGCCAATAACGTTGATGTCAATTGTTCCCCAAGCAGCGCAGAACAAAGTAATAAACGTAATTGTCCCAATGAAATACCAATTACGAATAGAAAACTGAATCTTCCAAGAAATATGCTTGCCAAGACCGATGGGGTCGCCCGTAATAGGGTGTCTAAATCTCCTGGCCATTATTCCTCGTTTTCGTGCGCTGCTCTGAGTCCTTCGTGGTAGCCAAGGTGTCTATCAATAGACTGTGTAAGCTTGTCTACGTGCTGTTCGATACCCATCAAGTGGTCAACCTTTGTCTCTAGGCGATTCCACTGGTCTTTAGGGCTCGAGCCACCGTTAGTCTTGAACTGGCTGAACAAGCGTTCAAACTTCTCGTCTTGATCAATCTTGCTTTCAATGATTGACTTCTCAAGCTCATCCATCTTTTTGTCGCTATGGCGCACAATAAGCTTGTAGATGAAACGTGCCACAGTTGCAAAACCAGCTGCAGCAAAGAAGAAGTTAGAGATATAGCTAAACCAGGTATTGCTTGAATTAAAAAACGTGCCGAGCATTATGCATCAATTTTTTCATAGATGCTATTTGACAAATCAAGCTTGTGGGCATTTCGGCACTTAATGCCTTCTCCCTCTTTGATAATGTCAAGCTTAACTAGGGGGCTAACTACGTCAAGAAAGCTCTTCTTATTGAAGGCAGCTTTTGGTAGAAGACGAGGAGTCTCATTATTAAAAAGAGTGCTCATGGATGTCTCCGTTGATTAAATATTACACGTTCTACTAATTAGTGCAATATCTATTGTGTTATAAATCTTCCTTTGGAAGATCTGGGTGATAATCTCCGCTAATAGCAGGTGCACTGATCGCACTATCTCCACCCATACTGTTGCCACCGGCCATATCAGCGATAGGGTTACCAGTATCTTCAGGGTTAGTAGGAGTAGGGATCATTGAGCTATCACCGTCAAGAGCATTAGCAAGATGTTGCTTAAATGCCTCTTCGTCAAACTTCTCATAGCTATTGTCAACAATAACCTTCATACCAGTAGCAAGCTTCATACGCTTACGCTTCTTCTGCTCAAATGGTACAGCGAACTTCATACGGTCACCGTATTCAACGCGACCACTAAAGTCATCGTAATCATCTTCGTCCCAACCAGATACGGATGCAGTCTTCTTCTTAGGTCCATTCTTAGGACCCTTCTTAGAAGGCTTAGGTTGGCTCTTACGCTGTTCGTAGCTTTCTTCTGGACGTTGACGTTGCTGAGCAGCTTCTTGGTTGATGCTTGGGTATACTTGTGCACCAGCAGCAGCGTCACTGTTGCCTGCGGCATTACCAGTCATATTGGGTGCGCTAGGTGGAGCTACAAGACCAGCCATAGCACCTGGGGCAAGCTGTGCACCAAGCGATGGGTCTTCCATCATCGCTAGGTAGGCCTGGTATTCCTGTACATATTCTGGTGGTACTGGCAATTGCAGAACCATCAAACGGTTGAACAGTTCCTTCTTGAATTGCTGTTCAGCAACAACCGTCTTAATCTTCTCTTCCTTACGTGCATCAATCTCGTCATCGAAGTCGATTGGGATATTGACAGCAAGTGTGCTGAGGGAGATGGGGAAGCCTGAGGCGCTGAGCTGCTGGAGGAACCCACGCTCAACTGTCTCATCTCTGAGGTTCATCGAACGGAATCTTACCTCTGGAATGGCCAGCTTGGGTCGTTCTTCAACATATTCAGCACCAGTCTCTTCATCAACCATGAGAACAGTTTCCATAACAGGTACCATTTGGCCACCCACGTTACGCATCTCATAGTGACCTTGTCTTTCTGCTACTGGCTCCATACGGGAACGGATAAACTTCTCGATCTTGTGCTGGTAAGTACTAAGCATCTGAGTAATAAGCTCTCGGTTCAAAGCACCTGAAGCATAGGTACCACCCTGGCCACCCTGAATAAGGTCAGCACCGATACCGAATACACCCATGAGGTTTGTCTGTACACGCATGAAATCTGTGTCAAGACGAGGCATGCTTTCACGTCCAAAGGCGTTCTGGATCTGCAAACCGTGGTGGTATGTCATCAGACGGAAGTCTGAGTTAATAGCCATGGCCAAGTCGTCACGCAAAGACTGGAGCTCCATAGCATCTGGGATCCATGGACCGTCCTGGTCTACGTCAGGAAGTCCCAAGGTAGCAAGGATAAGGGGAGAATACAGACGGTCAGCAATAGCGTCTTGAGCGGAGTTGAGGGACTCCTCAAGCATAAGAGTGCGAAAGGCACGAAGAAGAATAGGAGTACCATGTTCGCTCCACGGGTTGGTAGAGAACTTGATCTGCTTCATGATTACATCAGAAACAGGGATTTCCTTATCTTGTCTAGCCCAAGCCACAACGTCTGGATAGAGCTGCATAAGCATTGCATACTCTTGTGGAGGATCACGACGTTCGATAAGACGCTTGATCTCTTCAGGTACCTTAACGTGGAACTGGTATGTTCTAAGAGCACGGTTCTTAGCGACGATAACGTCGTTAGGGTTGATGATCTCATCTTCTTCCCATGCACCAATACCATCGTGCCAAGAACCCATGGCGAACACTTCACCAACGGTCCAGTGCTCACGACCAAGGTCATAGAGGAAGTCTTGGTAATTAAGACCATCAAAGAACAACTCATTATAGAAGTCAGAGATGCGCTTGTCGGGGTGTACTAGCTCGATGTCCAGCAAGGGGAAACGAGTATAGATGTCAATAAGACCAGGTACCAAGTGGTGAGTGGTGTAAAGAAGGCGAGCCCAGTCACGTATCTTACGAGTCTGCTCATCTGGGTCTTCCATGTTGAACCACCACGTGCGCTCACGCCAGTATTCAAATGGGTCGTGTAGCTTAGGAAGTGCCCACTGGGCATCTGATCCTGTAGCAGCAGCAGTTCTGCGGTTAGACGTTCTAGCCATGCCGTTCTCAGCAAGGAAGTCAGAACCTAACTTATTAAGACGTTGTCTACCCTCTGGAGGTCCACCCATTGCAGTAGCCATTGGACCAATGTCATTAAGCATTGATCCTGGCGTAGAAGCCCTATTGAGCATGTCACGTGCAGCGACACGCCCAGCAATAGGGTTCTTAGGAAGGGTGATACCAGATGTCTTCATGCGGCTAAATTCCGCAGAAGCACTCCAGTCGTTGGTAGCCATCAATTAGTCTTTCTATAGCCCGCATCCGCAAGACTCAATGCCAGGGATTGCTTGGCAACCACATGCATAGTTGACGCTTCGGGTAGACTTAATGATACCACCAGATTTGTTCTGAATGATAGGGTTTCCGTTAAAATCAAAGTTGGCACCAACGCGGCGGATAGATGCCTGTCTAATGTTTTGCTGTCTTTCCATAAGTTATCCTTAAGCTTGAGGTTCGTTCCAAGAGATACGACCCAAAAGCTGCACACCAACACCATTAAGGTTCTGGGCAACTAGAGTCAATGTATCTGGACCATCTGGGTAGATGTTCTTATCAGGTGTAGCGAGTGCTGCAACAGTAGAAGTACCACCGTTGAGGACACTGTTACCAAGGTCGCGGACACCGGCAACGTTAACTTCCTGTGTGGTGTCTACAAAGAAACCACCGGTAACTTCACCAGCAGCCAAACCACTAGCAACCGTAACACCATTGGGTACAGAAGAGTAGTCAGCAATCTGGCTAAGCGATGAGTTCGGGCTGTTTGTACCAGCGACGACGTTTGTCCACTGTGGCAATGTTCCACCATTGATAAGCTGTGGCACGCCATTCAAGTAAGCCTTGATAAGCACGTTACCGGCACCAACCCCCTGTGTACCAGTAACCGTAACTGACACGTCAAGCGTCTGCAGCTGCAACTGAACTCGGTTAGCCAGTTCGTGTGATCCAAGGATAGAACTTGTTTGGCTGTTGTCAACGCTAGGGGCAATACGAATCGACATCAGAGCCTTGGTCTGACCAGAAGCCAACGTAATTGGAGTAGTCTGACCATAGGTGAACAAAAGGTTGGCGTCAGGCGAGAAACCACCATCCATTGTTACTGCAGTACCCCAGTGGCTAAAGTATGGGCTGTGCGTAGGCATTGCCAACTCAACCGTAGTGGGTGCGGTAGCAGAGTATGAGAATGCAGTTCCTGCAAGTCCCATAGCCTGCACTGGAACCGTTGCGCTGGCGTTAGTCGATACAGAAGCATTGCTAAACGTAATGAAGTTACCGCTGATGGAAGCAACGTATGTGTTGTCGGGGAACAACGTCGGTGCAGTAACCTTAGAACCAATTGCAACACCGGTAATAGTTCCGCTACCAATTGGGCTACCAGACGTTAAAGAAAGCGTCAGGGAAGCAGGGGTAGCAATACCACGTGTCAAACCACCGAAGCTGCTAGCAGTTACAGTTGTGTAATTAACGTATTCAACACCAGTCGTGGCGTTCTTGATCGCAAGAGTGCCTGATGCAGGGAATGCGCTATTGCCAGCTGGATTCAGCGTATTGTTAACATAGATTGTGGTGTCTGTTGCACCGATGCCAGATGTGGTAGTGGTAATTGGTGGGATCGTAGATGTTTCGTAACGACCCGGCAAGTTACCAGAGCGCATGTAGGCAGTGGTGTTGATGTTGTTGTTAGCCAGCTTGTGGCAGAACATGATGTTACCATCAGTAGTTCTCAGGCCCCAACGCACGAAACCAGCTCCGTACCACGAGTAGTCAAGGTACCACATCTGCATCTTGGTAAGGTCAAGCTTGTAACCGCTAGGTCCAGTTCCATCAAGTTTGTCGATGTTCCATTGCGACTGTGGCACACGGTTGTCGACAGTGGCTGTAACAGTCACGTAGTTGGCAGTAATACCACGGTAAGCAGGGCTAATGGTGATCTGCGTATCGCTAGCGATATCAGTAACACGGTAAGAGCTACCACGGATAACAATGTACTGACCAGGGGTCAGCTGCTTGCTAAAGATGGTTGGGAAATTGCCATCGGTTGCAGTAACCGTTGTGCTACCGTTTGTTACAGTTGCACGACCAGCAACCTGCTTAATTGAGCTACGAAGAACAGCGTAAAGCTGCTGACCATCGTACTCGAAGAACATGCCATTTTCTTGGTTGAAAAGACCCATTCTCTGTACAGCACCGTACCAACCATTAACTGTGCAAATAAAGTTTGCAGGATAATCAGATGGTGAAGTATTGCCAAGAGTACCAGTAGCAGTAATAGTGAACTGAGTGGCATTAAGAATGTTGGCAATAGGGTATGTGCCGTTGTAACCACTAGTAATTACACCAGCGATATTTACACTTGTACCAGGGGTAAGGTTGTGCTGTTCACGAGTTGTTACGGTGATCGTCGAACCAGGAGTTGTGCCAGTGGCAGAAATACCATCAACAGTGAATGCAGTGTTAAGGATCGTACCGGTGGCCATTTCAAGACCCTTACCAGACTGGTAGTGGAAGTTACGACGGGTTTGACGAATAGCAGATTGGTGGTTGCTCAAGCTTTGTGGTCCGAACAGCACACCACCGTCAAATGGACGCTGAGCGAACAAAGATTGGTTGCGAGGAGTGATTGAACCACCGGTAGGAGTACCACCAGGTGCGCTCAATGCATAGTAGGTAAGACCGCTAGCACTGGTAATACCAGTTACATAGAAGTTACCATTCGCAGCAGATTGGCTAGTACCGCTAACGCTAATTTCATTACCAATGCTCAGGCCATGAGGAACGGTTGTCGTTACAGTAATCAAGTTACTTGAGTTGGTAAACGTTGGTGTACCGCCGATAGCAGCACCGGTGTAGTACTGCTGCTGCCAGACCTGAGTCTTAAATGGGTCAAAGAAACCCGAAGTACCACTAGGAGTACCAAATGTGTTTACTGTCTTGGCAGAGTAAGTGAACGAGTTTGTGCCGCTTGTTTCTACGATGAAGTTACCGTTGGCTGGAGCGAAGAAAGCATCTTGCACAGAGAATGGTGTGCCTGTGGCAAGGCCGCCACCACTTGTAAGAACAGTCACTGTCTTGCTGTTGGCACTCATAGTCATACCAGTTACGGTAAGACCATTAGTAGCCAGCGAAATTGGTGGGTACATGTTATAACCAGCAGGGTGCCAGTTAGTTGTGCCGAGAGCTTCCCACTTAGAAGTCTGGTTACCATACTCAAAGTCGGTGTCAATCATCGACTGAGGTGTAGAGACGCGTTGCTTACCCACTGGGTCGTAAAGCTCTTCCACAGGAACTGTGCGTTGAGCATATTCATCAACTGTGATAGTGATCTTGTCGGTGGCAAGCATGCCAGATGTACCGCCGTTGAACACAACAGTAGTTACACCCTTGCTAGAAGAAGTAGGAAGATTAGTAGTGCTAGAAACCTGGTTAGAAACTGTAGCAGTAAAACCAGCTAGAGTAAATACAGGGTCACCAATTTTAAACAATGTTACGCCACGTGTAGTGTTTACTACGGATACAAGACGTTCCTGTGGAATATACTGGTTGATTACGAGAGTTGAAGTACTCGGTGTAAATACGTAATTATCGTAGTACGATGTTGTTTGTGCCATTGTTTTCCTTAGCCGAAGTAGTTATGGTTGTTGTCAACACTTGACAATGGTGTTGGGTTCTCGTTGTAGTTAGTAACAACACCACCAGAGATAGTTAGTTGATCAGAGTCAGCAATATTAGGTTGACCAATACTACCATCAACCCATGTTGCTTCTTGGCCAATACTAACGGCGCTAAGGTCAACAAACAATCCAGGCAATGCCCAGTCAATAATACCTGTGCCACCTGATGCTGTCAATCTATAAGCAGTATAAAATAAACCATCTGCGATCGGAATAGAAATCAGTGTTGGTGTAGAAGCAGCGGTAATGGTTGTTGTGGCTAAAGTTGCCCAGTTTGTTGAGCTGTATGAGCTAGCCGACGATGTGTAGTAAGCATTGGGCGTATAACGGTCATATGTGCCTTGCAATCTGATTGTTGCTGTACCAGTCCAACCAGCTTCTGCGCTAAGCACAGCAGTAATTGATTGCAAGTCTTGAAGTGTTACAGAAGCATCAGGTGCGCAAATGATACTAATATCAACTGCACCATTGCCATTAACATTAAGATTAAGACCAGGGTTAACTGAGCCAGGTTGCGCGTATGCGACATTACCACTCGTTGTCATGTAGCCAACTGCTCCATTGCTGAATTGAGCAGCGTAGGCCACTGCAGGAGGGTACACCGCACCAGGTGTCCCATCATTACCATAATTGGTAACAAATTGACCCAATGGCCATGTCTTCTTTTGTTGCTTTGGGCCTTTACCTTCTGCGATGTTCACAATGTCTCCTTAAAGACTCATATAATCTATGCCTAGATCCGGCGTATCTGATTGCTGGAGAAACTTCATAGCATTCATGCTAATGTCATCATCTGCAACGCTCATAGCCGGTGCATCAGCCATTGGTACTGACTGAACTGTCTGTGGCCTTGGAGCAGGAGCAGCTTGCACAGGAGTTTGTGCTGGTCTTGCCGTAATCGCCTTGTCTAACTTACCTTCAAGGTTCTTAAAGGAGTTAGCAACTGGGTTCAATGAGTTCTTTATTGCTGATTCAATTTTGCTTATTGCTTGTTCGATCTGTGGACCAATTGGCTCTTCAGCCTTAGTTGACTCCGGCTTGATAAAGTACTTGTGTAGGACATCATTGCAAAGGTCCCAAGTTAACTTATCAACTCTTTTGCCAACAAGACGCATGATCCTTTTTGCCTTGTCATCCCATTGGTATTCATATTGATTGCCATCGTAGTCAATCAACTTTCCCCAACGGAACTCATCCTCAACCTGATCAAGGGTTAAGAACTCTATGTTAGCAATCTGATAAAGCTCGGGCTCTTCGTCTTCCCAGACTTCTTCCCAAGGGTCTTCATCTTCCCAATCCTGATCCCATGTGGGCTCAAACATTGGCTCTACAACCTCAAGGACCTCTTCTACAGGAGTAGAAACGATCTTAGTTTTTCTAGATCTGAACATGAGTTATTGGGCAATCACCAATTCGTAGTCGCCCTTGCGCTCTACAGAGGCAGTGCGGTCGTCCCAAACAACAGCGAACTCAGCATCACCAACGGCAATAACCGTACCGGCGATCTTCGTAGTGGGTGTCTCAGCAACGACTCGAGCATTGACCAAAGAACCAGTCTTAGCGTTAGCTACAAGACCAAGTGTGAAGTCAGGGTGAGCTTGGTTGGTACGGAAGCCACTGGCTTGGCTAGCAAGCTTGCTGGCAGCCTTAGCAGGGGCAAGTTGCAAGTCTTGTGTGCCAGCAACCTCGGGCTCCATAACCATGAGAGCACGGTCCTGAGCAGGGTTAGACAGGTCATTGCCCTGCATACCTTCATCAACATAACGCTGGATCTGGTCGCCCAGGCCCTGACGCTGCTGCATGTAGGCGTCCATGTTCTTCTCGAAGTGGTTGCTGTCCTGGTCGATGAAGTCACCAATCCATTGCTGGCTAGGGTCCATAAAGTTAACATCGGGGTTGGCATCGGCTGCTGTCTTGTCGAACAGTTCAGCTACTTTAATATTCAAACGGGGTTCCATTGGTTTCTCCTGTGCGTGGATACATACACTACGGTATGTATTGTTGATAATTACATTGTCTACTTGCTAGGCGGATTCGGCGCACCTGTGTTATCAGCGTCATATTCCTCTGATTTATTAACACGGCTTGCTTCTTCTACAGCAGGCGATTTCTTCATTTTTGTTAAGCCATTTGGCTCTGGGTGAGCAAAATAACGCATTTTCGATGCAAAAGCCCAAACATCATCATCTTCTTGAACGCTGGCAGTCATCACAGGCTGTTCAGTGTGTGCAGATAAATTATCTGAGTATGGACTACGAAGATCTTTGGTAAGCAAATTCTGCAATGAGAAGTCATAGTTATCTTGCTTAGCACCACCTGAGTTCATCAGGCAATATCCGTGTGAGTACAGTGGGCGCCTACCATCGACTGCAGTACCGTCCACAAGTACCTTACCCAAACCATCAGTGAATGATGGCATATCACAGAAACGGCAAGGTACTCCTGCAGGAGCGTCTTTTGGCTCTACGTAGCTTCTTTTACGGTTCATGTTATCCCTCGTCTTCATCTTCTACATCAAACCCAGCAGCTCTCATACCACCATTGATGTGACCTTCGTTGTGGATGCCATCCGCAACATTCTCTTGCTCTTCGTGGCTCATGTTACGGCCATTCTTCTTAAAGAATTGCTTGTTGACCGTGTCAACCATGCCATCAACGTCTCTATCTGAAATCTCTGGTGCTGCGCCACGGTTGAGTCGACCAGGCATTTGTGCAGACATTGGTGCGTCAAAGCTAGGACTTTCAACAGACTTCTTGTAAGGAGCATCAGCAATGATAAATCTCTGCTTGTCCTTCTCGCTTACATTGCCTGATGGGATACTGCGTATTTCTGGTGGAATCAGGTTGTAAGGGTGGTGCTCTGGTACTCCATACGTGTCTTCAAACTCGTGACCAAGACTTCTAAGTCGTCGTCTAGCTTCATTGTTAGGCGTAGTGAGCATGTGGTGCTTGATACCCTCAGTGCTCAATCCTGTTGGCTTAACGTGCTTAACGATAACCTGGACCTTTGATTCTGGGTTGCTAACGTAATTGCGAGTACCATCTGGGTTTTTGCTGTCGCTTGTTAATAGATCTTTCTTTTGCATAGTTGTCTGGACATCGCCCACAACTTGAACGTGTTGTGAGTTAAGACGGTCCATTCTTGCAACCTGGCTAATGTGACAAGCGAAAGGAACTGCAGTTGTTCTTCTTGCGGTAGATCTTTCACCAACGATTGGTTGAATGCTATCAAGCGCATCAGAGATGTGGTTCTGCAAAGGTCCTCGGACAGCTTTGTCACGCTGACTACTGAATGTACTGTTTACAGTTGCGCCCTTTGAGAACATGGTCTTACGACGACCGCCGTATTGCCCCTTAAGCTGTTCTCTGAGGGCATCACGCTCATCTTTAGCAGTGGTTCCCCAGTGAACACCTTCGACGTATTGCCCATCGTGGCTAACGTTTGTGACAACACCAAATACGTGCTTGCCTTGGAAACCACCACTGCTAGCAGACTCATCACGCTTGAGTCTTTGTCTGTTCGGGCTCTTTGTAAAGTTCTTTTGTTCACGGATATTATTAGCAGCTTCTACCTGGTTTGTCCAGTCTTCGTAGTCCTGCTTAAATTGCTCATCGTGAGCACCATTCTTGTACTTAGAATCACCAGGAGTAGGCATGCCTGGCACGTGCACGGTTGCACCCCATTGAGGTGCCTTATACATCGTGTTAGGGACAGCCTTCTCACCAGGTGCTGTCTCGTATGCAGAATCTTGAGGCTGCTCAGCATGTAATGCGGCATTTGGCTCATTCGTATCCCAACCAAGGTGCCAGATAGGAGTACCACGTCTGATCTCTTGTCTAGGGTGACCACCCATAATCTCCAAGGCAGGAGCGATGTTATCCTTTTCACCAACCACTGCTCTATAGGCAGCAAAAGCCATGGTATTTGGGCTTGACTTGCTACCCGCGAACGCTACGTGGCGTGGGATCTTAGGGTCTGTGCACTTTTCGCAACCATTAGTACAGTCGCAGTTATCACGAACAGAATCAACATACTTGCCACGTTCAATGTCAGCAGCACCCATTGGGCCGCCTTCACCGGTCTCAAAGTCACCTTGTCCTAAGTGGTGATCACAACCTGATTGACAATGCCAATCCTTGCCTTCATCGAATGTTTGTTCGTGTCTACAATTAAAGTCGGTGCATTCACTCTCAGGGTGGCAAGCCTTCTCTACGATGTTGCCATTCTTGTCTTTTTTATCTTTTTTGTGATTAAGAACTGCCTTATTAACAGGACAATTAGTATCGCACATTCCAGCCAAGCAGTGAGTGTTGTGCCAGTTAACAGCATCATTGTGGCGCCTAGTCTCTTCGTTGACATTTGTCATTCTATCGAAGGTGCCAGCATGTTCTCTTGGCTCATGATAACCTAAGTTGCCACAAGTAATGCATTCAATCTGATCGTGAGATCTATCTGCTGGAGCCTCTGGGAAGCCGCCGTGCATCTTGCCCTTACAAGTAGGGCATGGGAATGCTGAGATTGCTGTAAGCACAGGAATCTTCATAGCTGCTTTGATGTAATTACGGTTGCTCAAATGGTCGCTTGGTACAACTGCAGTCTCCTGCAACTTTCTTGACTCTGGTGAGTTCTCAACGAACTTAACCTTCTGGCCCTTTGGGACTCTGATGCTCTTTTTGTCCTCAACGGTTCCTGGAGTGTGATACGTAAGGTCGCCAAACTCTTCTTGCTTCTTAGTCTTCTTCTTTTCCTTTTCCTTGCGCTGTCTAGCAACAGGCTCAGGCTCATAGGAAGAGAAGCCAGAATCACCGAGCTGTTCAGGGGTCAATGCACTGTATTCACCATACTCATCCTCGGGGAAAGAAGCAGTCTTTGAGTTGAAGATTGGTCTATTCATTTGCTGGCTCTTCTACCTTCGCTGGGCTAATGGACCAGCTATCCGTTTGGTGTGTTGGGAACTTAGAAACAGATTGCTTAAAAGTTTCTTTTGCTGCGGGGCCACTGAAACGTTCAATCTGTTCAGCTAACTTATTTGATGCCTTTGTAGCTTCTTCCATGTTTCCATGAGAAATGTGCTTGTACAATTCATCCTTAGTTTGATTGTAACGTCCAGTTGATGCATCTGGCAATGAGTTAACAGTCTTTTCTACAGAAGATACACCTTCACGCATGTGCTCCGGGAATGCTTCAGGGTCGTGCTGGAACGTGGGCTGAGCAGCTCTCATCTTACGCTCGACTTTGTTGCTCATGTATGGAGGCAGCAAGTCAGGGAATGTACCGAACTCTTTAGACACTTCCTTAACAAGAGCAAGGTCTTTTGATGGTGCTGTGTAATGAGCATTCGGTGCTTTCCAGTGCTGCTCACTTTGACGAACAATCTGGTTCATACGCTCTTCAGGAATGTCAATACCATTCTTCATCATTCCGCTAACAAGGCGCTGATCAAGTGGTGCATCGCTCTTCATGTCTTCTACACTTGAACCAAGCTTGCCCTTGTATGTTTCCATAGTGGTCTGGCCAGTTGATGGGTCAATGTAATTAGGGAAGTGATCAAAACTGTGAGGGTTATCTGCTGTTCCTAGGCCACCGTATTGATTAGCAAACACTGCTTGTACGTGTCTCTTAGGCAAGTAGAACCCTGGTTTGCCACCCTTTGTCCTAGCACCATGGATGATGCGAGTGCCTGGGGGCAATGTGTTTGGGTCTGCGGCGCTTCTGATGTGACATGGGCATGGCAAGTTAGTAGGTTTGCCATCCTTATCGAACATCTCCTGGTCGTCATGCTCGCAGTTCTTGCAATCATCACGTCTCAAGTGTGAATAGTGGTCAACACCAGTATTACCAACACCAGTACCAGAAAGTGGCATGTTGATCTCTGCGTTGCCATAGAAATCATCTGCGTATCCGTGCGTAGGAGGCTTCTTCTTCTTAATTACCTTTGGACCATCTACTGTCTTATCGATCAGAGTACCATCGCAGTGTGGGCAAACGTTATCAGGTGTCAAGGCAATGCTTGAGTCATCTGAGTGGCAGTTGTCGCAACTGATAGCGGAAGTATCATGTCCAGTAGCGTTGCAAGCAACACATGGGGTTGACTTTGCACCATCTTCGGTGAACTTATCACCCTTGCAAATCTTGCAAAGAGGTGCATCTTCTGGATTAACGTACTTTTGCTTACCGCCACCAAGGCCAATAGTGTGAGGTACCAAGATGGGGTTACCAGCACTGTCCGTGCTTTCCTTCATGTTAACATTGCCCTTGAAACAGCAACGGCAACCTACGATGTTATCATTCTGGTTGGAATTGATTTTACCATCACCACATGCGCACGAAGGGTGCTCCTCATGTGTAGTAGTTTCCCAGTCTCCAACAGTCTGCTGACCAGCTTTAAGCGTCTCATATCTGGTGTAACGCTTTACATGATCTCCGCCAGGCGTAAAGTGGATCATAGGCATATAGGTGCCTTCTGGGCCACCTTCATCGAATGCATGAGCTAGCTCTACACTCTTTTGACCCTTGCCGTTATCTACTTCACGATATGCTTTAAGTAGCGGGTTCTGCAGGAGTCTTTCCTTGTAGCCGGGTGTTGTGCCATGAACCATCTGTGGCAGCTGCTCTGGTTCCTTGCCTTTAGGACCGTGTGGGACTTCACAACCGTTCTCTGAGTCTCCGCCACAAACACAAAGGCTTCCACCTCTTTTGTATGGACCGGTGCCGAGAGCCATTGACATAAGGTGGTCGATTGCATCACCCTTGTGTGTAGCAATCGTATTTGCTACCGAATCAGGGTCTAGACTTTCAGTTTCTGCTCCAACACCACGTGCTCTTTGCTTCCTACCTTGCGCATTGGCACGTAATAGCTTATCAGTAGCAGTGCTAATGTTTTCGCCTTTTGCTCTGCGTCTGAAACCAATCATGCCATGCGGAGCAAGCTCGAGAAGCTTGTCAGCGTTTTCGTGTTGTGAGTACTGTGATCTAGGAATTCTAATCATCTTGTATTCACCACTGCGCATCAAGTCTTGCTTGAGCTCACGGGCGTAGTCACCACCACGTTCATTTTCACCTGAATACTTAGGCAAGTCTTTGTGGATGAATTCGTAACGCTTAGGTTCTGCAGTTGGGTTGTTAATGGGGTGGTAGTCGTTGTCACCAAATTGGATAGCAAAAGGGGCGTCATTGAATTCTTCAGCCTGGGTACGTCGCTTTTCGACAGACTTGCGCTTCTTTCTTGCTTCACTCTCAGCCTTTTGATATTCTCTCTGCTTCTTGTTTACAAAGATGCGATCATCGTTACTGGCGGAAGTCTTAACGTATTCTATGTTCTTATTAAAAACAAACTTATTCATTATTAACTTTCGTCTTCCTCGAGGTCATTAACATCGAACATTCTTTGTACCTTTGCCCCAGGTATATTAACTGTTGGTGTATTAGATGGTTGGTTACTTGGTGGCGTAGCTTCAGGAACTGTTTGAACCTTACGCTCTCTTCTCTTTGGCGTAGGTGTTTCATCGACTGGTGTCGTTGATTCCTCAGAGTTATAACCCTTAACCTTTGACTTCGGCATCTTAATATCATGCTTTGGTGCTTCATCATCGGCAGATAAATAAGTAACACCTGTAGTTACTGTCTGATATGGTGTTGGTGTTGTAACTGGAGCATCGCTGTCTTGTATACCACGAGTTCTAGAACGTTCTTTGTTCCTAACAACTCGTCTCTTCGTTTCGCTCTTCAAGCTACTTACAGCACGCTCAGTCTTGTTAATGTTCCTATTTTCAATGCGTTGATCTGTCTTACCAGATTCGCCTGGGTTCAGACCAGATGGACGCTGGTTAGCAACAGCATGTTCCATCTCAACGATTTCATTACCAACAAAAAGAGCATGGTTTGCGCATGTGTGAACCTGTGTCACTCCAGATGGAGTGTAAATGAATTCACCATCTTTGTTCTCTGCTACGCCACCACGCTCGTAGCTCTTAGCACCTTTTGCTCTAGCTTTCAAAGCTTTCCTAGAAGAACGCTGGATGCTATCGCACGGGCCCAGAGAATCATATTTCTTCGCTTGTTCTGGAGCTAAGCTATCTCTAAGATCAGCTATGCAGCAACGCTTTCCCATATTAACATGCGTATCCATTATTGATCTCCCTTGCAGCGGTAAGACTCAGCAATAAATTTGTCAACACGGTCAAATTTATTGCCAGGGTAGCTATCTGGAAATGGAGCGGTTTTGATTTTAGCGATGCCACTCTTGTAATCATCACTTTGCTTAATCTTGGAGATGTTTTCTGGTGTTTCAAAGCCTCTTCTTTTTTCACAACCACAAAAGACGTGTGACTCTTGCTTAGTAGGCGTTGAGGGTGTAGACGCAGGAAGCAATGCTTGCTCTTCTCTTTTTTGCCTTATTTGCTTTATTTCGTCGAAAGTGTCTTTGAAGGCACCTGCGTAACCAGTACCTTCTTGCTCTCCGCGTCTTACAAGCATCTTATTGATAGATTCAATGTTTTGACGACCCTTCATTGCAAGCACTCGGTCTTGACCCTGCACACCGTGTTCGGGGATAGCAATGGTAGTCTTACGTGATGGTTTGCTAGCAGGCACTCTAGAAGTTCCAGAAGACGCGCTTGAGTCATCGTCTTCAAAGTCTTCTAACTCTGGTACGTGTTCTTCTGGGGTTTCATCAGTGGGAGCAGACTTTGTCTTATTGAACTTCTTATTGACAGGTGGCAATGCCTGGATAGGAATACCCTTATCTTCTTCCTGATCACCTTCATGTTCTTCTTCGTGAGAAACATTCTCTGGGATTTCTTCTTCAGCTTCTTCAGCTTCGTGAGGAGATTCTTCTTCTGGGTGTCCAGGAAGCGTTTCAGGATCGTAAGTGAACTTACCTACTTGTTCTTCTTCAGCTTTCTCTTCATCATTGGGTTCTGTATCAACTTGTTCTGGCTCTTTGTCTTCAGTTGCATCAGACCATTCTTCCTGCTTGCCTTCGTAGTCATCAGGATCGTAATCGTCGCTAGAAGCGTTGAAAAGCATTTTGAATGTGGCTGTCTTGCCCAAAGATGGCAATGCAATAATATTTGCTTTTTTCAAGAACTCAATAGATTCAGGAGAATATTTGATCGTGCCAGGCGTTTGGCCCTGCTTATTCAAAATGTCTTTAAGAGCGTCTTCTTCGCTGGTATAAAGCTTTTTAGGCGTTGAAACTGACGTAGGAGCAGTAGGGTGCTCTGTTCTCTTATATTTTCTAGGCCCTGGTTCTTTTTGCCCTGATTGTGTGTTATCTTTTCTCAAATACCACTCAGGGTCTCCATTACTAATGGCACCCGTACCCGAAGAGTACTTAGAATTAAATGTTTTAGCCATATCAACCTAACGATTCAACAAAGGTTGATATTACTTGTTGTATTGATCTGGGTAGTTCTTGTGAAAAGGATTGTGCTTCATAGGGCTCGTAAACTTGTCGTGCTCTTGAGTGGGCTCAGGGTTGTTAAACTTCTTCCTGGAGTCATCAATGCCCTTGTCAACTCTGCTACCAATGCAATTGTGAAGGCCACTAGCACCACACTTCTTACAACGATCATCCTCACGTGGCTCATAGTGTTTGTGGTAATCGTTAGGGCCAGACTTAGGATTGTACTGTGGAGGAGTCTTCTTATTAGCATTGTTGGGGTCATCACCATTACCACCAGCAAATGTGGTTTCAGCAGCAATCTTGCAGAATTGGCAAGATGCGTGACGGAGCTGCCACTCTTCGTGTACAGCGCGTACGAGTTTAGCCTTGGAGTCACTGACGTTGGCGAGTCTGCGGTGTGCAGTGCGCTCGATGTCCTCTTCGACCATTTGCATGCGGAAAGCAAGCTCCTTATCGCTGTGAGCCATGAACAAGAAATCACCTGTGTTGGTAAGCAGCTCGTGCTTAGCAGTGACAAGCTTCTTACCAGCAAGCTTGGCATCAAATGCCATATTTACTGAGTCATCGTAATCGAACATCGAGGTCATCGTGTTACTCCTTATACTGTTCCCTTAGGAACGCTGGACAGTAGGCAATATATGCCTAATACCTGTTATAAGATAGAGCATGTTTTAAATGGTCGATGGGGAGAGATTCGAACTCCCGTACCCGAAGGATCTGGTTTACAGCCAGACGCGATTGGCCACTCCGCCACCCATCGATTTGCTGAGGGAGAAGGACTCGAACCTTCAACAAAAGCTCCAAAGGCTCCCGTGTTGCCATTACACCATCCCTCAATGTTTATTGCATGGCATGCAGCGGAATGAGTAGGATTCGAACCTACGGAGGCTTTGATACCTCGCCGGTTTAGCAAACCGGTGCTTTCGACCACTCAGCCATCATTCCTTATGCTCCCAGGGTAGGGATCGAACCTACGACCGAGCGATTAACAGTCGCTTGCTCTGCCGCTGAGCTACCTGGGATTGTAAAACTAGTCTCCTTTGACCACTCTGATACTATCATAGTCGAAGTGTTGGGTAGAGAACTCAAATACGCGTGAATTCTCTAGACCAATGATTCTGTGACGTAAACCGACAGGTACGTGGAAAAGGTCTCCCGCATTAAGCACCTTTTCCTGTGCGAGCTCGATATCGTCTGTCTCACCGTAAAGTACGATGACCTTACCGTTCTCTACGTAGAAGGTTTCGTCCTTGATGTTGTGATAATGGTAAGAAAGCTTCTTACCCTTATTCATGTGCAAGATCTTGGCGCAGTACTTCTCAGAGTTACAAAGAATCTCTTCATAACCCCAGCCCTTTTCTACAAATTCCTTATTCAAAGAAGTCATCACTGTTTATTCCTTTGTCATCGATGTAAAAATCAGCAGAAGGTTTACCCATGATTAGATGATGGTACTTACAACCCCATTGCTTAAGCTGACGCTCCGTAATGTCACGGAAAAGTATTTCTACAAGCTTTGGGTCATTATTTGTCCTATGCATACCTCGAGCCGTAAAATAAACGACTGTATGACCCTCTGAATAAAGCTTGTTTATCTGATCAATACGTTCTTGAACAGGCAGTGCATTTTCATACTTACCATCAGTAAGTGTGCAGATGGTGCCATCAATATCTACAACGTATCTCATCGTTCTAAGATCCTAGTGGTTGAATAAGGCTCAAGTCTAGTGAAATAATCAATCTTCTTTGCGTACTCTTTACCAGGGAAGTCCTTGCCGAACCAGTCAGCACCAGCAAACCAGATATCTGGGGATAAAGCCTTGACGATATTGATCAGTTCTTCATCTGAGTCAAAGAGTAGCGTTTGATCAACATACTTAAAAGCATCAATAACAAATTGTCTATCATACTGATTATGGAAAGGTCGATCAGAGCCTTTCTTCTCTTTTACACGCCTATCAGTGTCGATAGCAACAGTTAGGGTGTCACCATGCGATTTGGCATGTTTTAGAAGTGCTACATGGCCTTTATGAATGACATCAAACGTGCCAGTTAAAAAGATCTTCTTATCCATTTAGATACTCGTCTACAGTCTTGAATTTGTAGTCACCCCACTCTGGCTTAGCACAGGTATACGTCTGATACTTGCCAACCAGGTGTTCTGGGAACGGTACATATTCTATAGCACCGTTATAAAGGTATGCAACTGACTCAGCAACGTCTTTAAAGCTAATTGGGTTGCTTGTGCCAAGATCATAGATGCCAGAAGGCTTATCGTTGTTGAGAACGATTTCAACAAGGTCATCAACGCAGACAAAGTCTCTCTTGAAGTTCTCTGAGCCTTCAAACAGCTTTAGAGAGCCTGTCTCTTTAATTTGGGCTGAGAACTTGCTAACAGGGCTTGCCTGGTCACCTTTACGGCCTTCATAATCACCATATACGTTGAAGTAACGAAAACCTTGGATAAGAGAGAACTTATCCATGTTATCTTGCACCCAGTAGTCAACTGTCAGCTTTGACATAGCATATTGGTTCTTAGGGTTAGGAATACCCTGCAAATCGCCATAAACGGAAGCAGAAGAAGCATACTTAACAGGGATACCAAAAGAGATAGCAATCTCAAAGAGGTCTATCGTGTATTCAACGTTCCAGGCATACAGTTTCTTAACATCCTTTTCAGTAGTGCTGGAGATAGCACCCTGGTGCAAAATAAGATCAACTTTATCCCATTCTTTAAAGTTATAAAGGAAGTGATAAGCATCTTCTTTATCAATAGGCAATAAAGGCTTGTTAGAAAGAACCTTGCTAAAGTTTCTACCAATGAAACCTTCTGAACCAGTCAAAATGATCATATCGTTGTAACCCCTCTATGCTTTACCACTTCAGAAGCGCATTTATTAGCATACTCAATGCTTTTGATGATATTGCCGCAATTAGCATACTCAACGACAAGTGCTGCCATGAAAGCATCGCCTGCACCTGAGGAGTCCTTGACTTCTACCTTGTCAACGTGATAACGGTTACCGTTGTACTCGCAACCATCTCCACCCATCGTATGGATGATCTTCTTCTTGAAAGATTCTGTAACTTTGGGGTCAGAGTTCTTGTATTCGTAATCGTTGATCTTAATGATGAAAGCCTTTTTGGCCCACTTCCCTAGCTTCTTCTTAGTATCGAGGAATACACGTGGGTGTGACTTACAAATATCTTTGATGTCGTCTTCTGTTAGATAACCTTTGTTATAGTCAGAAATAACTACAATGTCATATTCGCTGTAATCGATATCGTTTTTAAACCTACCATAGTTTGGCTCTGTATCGACTCTAATAAACATGTGGTTAGTTGCTTCATGAACGTATCTTGTCTTAGTAATAGACCGCCAATTATGGTTGGTTCTAATGTTGACGTCATCCGCAAACTTTTTGATGTTGTTTAACACGTTCAGTGCCATACCAGGATTCTTTACCTCATGCATGGCGTTTAGCACAGGTACTGGAATATCGGGTGCAAGACGCATTGCATCACAATAAACAAATACGTCCATGCAACTTTCACCTATTACTAAAATTTTAGTCATTAGAAAATAGGTAAGCCATCTTTTTTAAGATAGATCATGGCAGGGGCCTTGATCAAATATGCATCAATCATAGCCTTTTCTGTAGCTTCACGGCTAGTAGGAAAGTAACTTTGTACATTTTTGAATACCGTAGCTAAGCGTTCAGGGTTGAGCGGACGGTGAGTAGGACCATGCGTTGGATAATCAGAATAACCAACCAACATAACAGGCAAGTTTTGTTCATCAATATCAATTTTGACTTGCTCATAAGGTCGTTCGATTACAAAAGGAGTAATTGAATAAACTACTGGACGAAACCCATCGATAGCAAGACCAGCAGCCAAGCTAGTAATTGATTGCTCAGTGAGACCAAGGTTGAAGAACCGTTCAGGAAACTTTTCTTTGAACTCAGTCATCTCTTGCTCTACGTCGCCTGTAATCAATACGATGCGATCATCTTTTTCAGCGAGCTTAACGATTGTCTTACCGAATGCTACTCTCATGCCAGTTCCTCCAATGCTTGCTTTTCTAGGTCTCCACCTAGCCAATTTGAGTGCCATTTAGGTTGGTTTTCCATAAAGCTTACACCCTTACCCTTGATTGTGTTTGCAACAATCAAAGTAGGAGATACTGCAGCTTCAAAATTGATGTTGATAAGATCATCGTTGTGACCATCAATTTCATGCACTTCCCAACCAGCAGCTTGTGCAGCAGCAATAAGAGCACGGTCTACGGGCATGATTTCGTCAACGTACCCAGAACCCTGGATCTTATTGTTATCTACGATAACAACCAAGTTATTGAGCTTTAGGCGTGCAGCAATAAGAATTGATTCCCAAGTAGTGCCTTCTTGGCATTCGCCATCACCCATAAGAACAAACACTTTTTCATTTGAGTTGTTGAGCTTACGAGCAAGAGCCATCCCCATAGACACTGGGAAACCATGTCCCATGCTACCTGCGGTGCAATAAATGCCATTCTCAGGCTCATAATGAGGGTGACCTTCAAGGGTGGGGTTATAACCTTGTTCACGCAAAAGCACATAGTATGACCAGCAGCTGTGCCCCTTGCTCAAAACAAAACGGTCATTCTTTCCCATGATTTTATCAAAAAGATTGATCAGAATTTCAGTACAACTAAAGCTACCGCCATAATGATAACCACCATTAGCTTTGCTAATCTCAATAGCATCTCTGCGTACTTGCTTTGATCTTTCGTTTAACATTAATTGGCCTTTCCAGATAGATTGCAAATTAGAATTTTTTTATCTTCATCGTAATCAAACTCACATGCGTTGTCATACTCTTTAATATAGTTAATTAATTTTTGCTTTGTAGTTTCTTCATCACCAAAATCAAGAGCCATACCACTAGAAGAATCACCAAGCAGATCAATATCATCAATCAGAATAGTGTGAGCTTTGCGAGGGCGAGCAAAGATTACGTTTAACTCATCCATCAAAGGAACTGCTGGGTGTTCTACATTCGGGTCACCGCTTGCGCTGTGAGCATCGAGCCAGAAATCTAGCGGGACATCATAAGGCTCAATCATCTCTGATAATTTTTCTTTTGAGTCGCCTAGAAATAACACTACTCTGTTGTCATTATCAAACTTGCTACAACAATTATCGTAGAAAGATTTATTGAACTCAACAGTTATAACCTTTTCATAACCAAGACCAAGTGCTATTTCTACTGTATAGCCATGTTGTGTACCAGTTTCTACAAAGATATTATTTCTCTTATATTTAGAGAACATCAATGTCATTGCTTCTGTGCTTCTATCTGCCATTATTCCATCTCAATCATTATTCTACCGGCAATGCCGCTTCTAAGTGTATCAAATGCTTCATTTACTTCGTCAAGTTTATATCTGTGAGTAATGAACTCATCAATATAAAGCTTCCCAGCCTTCTCGAGCTTAACATAACGCAAGATATCGTTAGAAGGATCTGTCTTGCCACCCTGGGTAGCCTTGATACTAAGACCATTACCATTAAAGAAGCTGAGTGCATTGACGATTTCAAGTGACGTTCCTGGCTTGGGTTGACCCACAAGAATCATTCGGCCATTGTTAGATAGATAGCCAAAGCTCTTCTTAATAACATCGACGTTTCCAGTCGTATCAATAACAACGTCTACTTTACCTTCAAACTCTGTTTCTGAAGTGTTGTAAAAGAAGTCAGCACCAGCCATGAATGAAAGGTCGCGCTTGCTTTCATTGTTGTCAATAGCAACAATTGGGCTAAGGCTACGCATAGCTGCACCTTGGATGAGGTTAAGCCCTACACCACCCGTACCGACAACTGCAACGCTTTCACCAAACTTAAAATCGCACTCATTGTCGATAATACCTAGTGCGGTAGTCAAACTGCATCCAAGGAGCGCAGCGAGGTCATTAGGGGTCTCTGAAGGGACTGTAGTGAGTCGGTTCTCTGACACGATAGCCCACTGAGCAAGAGTATTTACCTTGCCACTACTAAAAGTCTTGTCACCAAGGGTGTACTGAGGAAACGCAGCATCGATACCAGTACCTGGTCGCCAGTGCATAACAACCTTGTCACCTACTTTAACAGTGGTTACTCCAGGGCCAATGTCTTCTACAATGCCACAACCCTCATGACCCATAAGGTGAGGAAGGAACTTGCCATTACCCTTGTTGCCATTGATCTCGTGTAGTTGTGAGCCACAGATACCGCTGACAAGGACACGAACCTGTACTTGACCCACTTGGAGCTCAGTAAGGCCAACATCTTCAATAGAAAGAGGAGCGTTGAGCTCTTTGAGAACGGCAGCCTTCATTAGATCAACTCGTACAATGACTTGACGGTGCTGAACTTCTTATTGATGTCAAATGTTCTAGCCATATCACGGTAAGGAACATTTGTATTAACTCGGTCAAGCAGAGAGATGAACTCACCAACCGTTTCCATGCTCCACTTGTTAACAGCAGCAATGAAAGGTGCATTTGGTACGCCAACAACTGCCTTACAACGCTTAGCTAGCTTACCAATATCAACCAAAGTCAAATTGTGATCTTGAGTGCTGCGGTAGCCTTCCACCTTGACAGTAGTAATGACTTTCTTACCCTCATCGGTCAAGTATTGCAGCAATGCAGCAAAGTTCTTGTCTTGTTCTTCTCTAGACATAAGAAGGACTGGGCTAACAGGGTATCCATTAATTACTAGGCAGTCAAACTCTTCGCCATCGAGTACATCCTCGGCAAAGCACTCTTCATCAAGTACAACATCATCAATAGAGTTGAATGGCTTGTTTAGGTGAGGCAAGTTGTACTGGTGCAGGTAGTTACCCATTTCATATACCCACATTGAGTAGCTGCTAAGGGTGTTGTCCTGCTTCGAGTAGTGGATAGGATCATAAATGCTATCGCCAAGCAAAGCGTGGCACCACAAGTCAATTGAATAACGTGGGTGTGGTGCATCAATAAAGCTTACGTTTGTATCTTGGATCAGCTCAACAAGTTGAGAACGATACTGAGCAGGAATTAAGATGTTGCATTTAATTTGTTTGTTGTTTTCACACAACTTCTTCAAAACATGCAATGCAACAATGCAATCACCATGGCCTTTATCACAATGGAAGTAAAGGTCGTTAGTCATTAACATATCTAAGTTAATTGATTTATTCATAGCGACCTTGATGGGACTCGAACCCACGACCCCCACCGTGACAGGGTGGTGCTCTAACCAACTGAGCTACAAGGCCTAAACTGCGTTACTTCTTAGGCGTAGCCTTCTTGACAGCAGGAGCCTTCTTAGCAACGGGTGCTGGCGTAGGTTCTACGACAACAGCAGCAGTCTTAGGCTGAGGAAGGGTACCAAGCAACCAACCAAGATTGGGGTACTTCTTCTCCAAGGCAGTGATAGCCGTGTAGTACAGGCCAGAAGCGACAGGTGTCAACGCAGCGAACGTACCGGTGTTGAACTTACCCCACTTGGTTGCACCCCAAGCGATAAGAGCACCAACGATAGCAGCAACAAAGGCACGGCCTATAGCTCTAGTTGTTGTTGTGTTAATTGGATCTGACATTATTTATTCTCCTTGTTGTTTTGGAACTTCACCGACACCTGTACGCCATTAACTTGGGTTCGCAAGCTATTCAAAAGACCAGCCATTGTTTCACTGATTTCTTGGCTTGCAAGCTCATCGCTCTGAGCGTCACGAGGGTCATAACTGATTGTAATGACTGCTTTTTTCATAACTTTATGATATATGCAATATTTGCATAAATCAAGCTATTATCAATTATTTGGCAATTCTGTCAAAATATTGAAAGAAGCAGCAAGATCAGCTGGCATCATTTGGTAAGGGTTGCGGTCGAATACAATGCCGCCTGCCCACAAGGATTGTGCTACTACGGCACTACAAATCATGGTGTTGCTATTTGTGAACTGCATCTTAATACCAGTCAGCAACTCCAAGGCAATACTCAAGATGGTTAGGAAACCATACTTATCCTTAATGAAGCTCTTGCAAGCAGAAACCGTTTGATCACGGCTTTGCTTGTTAAGCTTTGTTGTAACGTAGTAATACTCTACGTCTTTGTATTCACTAATGTTGCTTACGATAACACCACGGCCAACAGCCTCAACGATGGTTCCACCTTCATCGATGATCATAGCTGCATGGTTCCAATGAGCAAAAGGCTTCATCTTTCCGTGGTAACGGATGAATTGACCAAAACGAATGAACTTAGCTAGAATGCCCTTAGATGAAACCAGGATGAAGTCACCTGGTACATACTTTGTTGGGTCTTGTCCTGCGGCATATACCTTATATGTCGTAGTCATCTACATCACCTTCATATCCATATGTTTCATTCAAACCAAAGTGATTACTGGCGAACCAGCCCTCTACTGCACCACCATCTGGCACAGACTGACCACCACCACGTGCTTGTGGCAGGTCAACAGCACTTTCAACGTCTTCTTCGATTGGCTCATCTACAGTTCTGCTACCAACGGCAATGTTCCCGAATGGAGCAGCTGAAGCATCGCTTTTGACTCGCTCAGTACCCAAATCTGTACCTTGTTCGTTCCCAGGTTGCGTTACGTACCAGCTAGCACCACTAATTGGAGCTCCACCACCAATACCAGTAGCTGGAGTGGCTTCTTGGTGAAGCCCACCGTCTCGAGGAGCATCATTGACACTCTGGAACTCGTTTGGTCGGTTAAGAGTGAAAGCACCACCAGTATCGCTGTCAATAGCAACGATCTTGAAACCCATAAACAGTTTTGGGTGATTCTTAGCTGGTGCACCACCGTCTAGAGGGGTAGCTCCATCACTATCCATGTCAGTAATGTCACTTGGGGTGTCTTCGTCAACAGGTTGGCTTTCTTCAGCACCTGGACCATAGACAGTTGGCAAGATTTCACTGGTTGGGTCAGCGTAGTGTACGCTAGCATGCCAACCAAGCGATCCGTCTTCATTAGGACCGATCGTGTATTGTGGATCGTGGTCTAGTGGTACGTTAAGCTTCTCATCAACACCAGAATCACTGCCGTGTGGCCCCCAGGCGCCTACGGTGCCCTCATTCTCTTTGCCAGCCTTAGGTAAACGGATGATTTGTATCTTACGGATGGCATCAGCAGCAGTTACGCTCTCTACGAACTGGTTCCAGAGAATCTTGTCTCTTGCCATCGTAGCTGAAAGGTTATCACCAAGTTGAAGAGATAGGATAAACCCATCATCCATCAAAGTAACTTCAGGATCAGCAAAGTATCCTTCGAACTGCGACATGATTGAACGAACGACTGCGTCCTTGTTATATTCTGAGACATAACGGTTAAAGACGCAGCGAAAGTTCTTGCGCTGAGGAGTATTTGCAGATGCCATATACTACATACGCGGATACTTGAGCTTTTTAAACCGTTCGAGGCTCATTCCCTCATATCTACGGCACAAAGAGTCAAGTGAAATCTGCTGGATGTCATAACTACCGTTTTGGACACCATGCTTAACGACAATACCTCTAAAGTGAGCATTGCCTTGTGGTCCCTTGTAGTTTTCATCGTGCAGGTAACAAGCACCGGCTACAAGGCCATGCTGTGAGAACGCATCATTCTCATCTCTTCCACCATTTACGTAACGCATGCCATAAAGGAACGTTTGTTGGTGACCCATAGTAAATGAGTGGCCGATATTCTTCAGACGAGCATCAATCGTACCACCATAGGGGTTTCCCGTCATAGGGTTATAAAAGAAGTGACTGTAAGCTACACCATCAAGCCAAAGAATGTGCTTGAATGGGCTAACTCTCCAACCGCTACGGGCATAGTCAAGGTCATCTGTGCTAAATAGGCCATCAATCTGTGCATCCATCTCTGTTGCACGGTTGATACGATCTTCGTGGTTACCAAGAAGAATGTGACGCTCTGGGTTCCAGATAGCATGCTTAGACTTACGCTTGTTTTCGTTATAGTCATAAAGAGGCTGGTTTAGGATGTGCCAGTGTTCATTGGCAGCTTCAATGTCTGCTTTGACACGACGACCCTCCATGCTCTTCTTACCCTTATCGTACATTGAAAGGGCTGGCATATCAGCGTGGTCACCAAGGTGAATGATCTTCACATCTTGGTTGTGGAACTCTTCTACAATATAGTTACCGATCCAAGTGAGGTGGTCGGTTGGGACCCCATCTTTAGCTTGGGTGTCCGGGATAACGATGTGTGTTGCTGGGTCTTTCTCGACAGAGCTATTCGTCACACTATTCCTTAGTTCTGGTCCTCTGCATCAAGATCCTGCAAGTCTCTATAGTTCTCGCTAGGCTTATCTTCATCATTAAGACCAGCTACGTCCTTAGTTGTCTTAATTGTTGAAGTAGGGCTATCTGTGATGACGCGGGCATTCTTATCTGGCTTGTTGCTGTATCTAATCATTGCTATGCCTTTCCTTGTGTTTATCAAGTTTTGCAATGAGAGTCTCGTTGATCATTTTTATGCATCTAACGCGATCCTTTGGCAAAACGTTCTTCCACAGGATAATTTCACTAGGTAACGTTTTTACGATACCTTCGTGCTTGTTATTAATTGTAACGAGTGAAGCTTGAAAATGCAAGTCACATACGTTACATTTTGTATCATTTACAACTTCGTTTACAAATTCTAGTTCTATTTCGTTAGAAATATTATCGTTGTACGTAATACCTTCAGGTAATTCTAATGCCATATTTAGTTAGCTTTGTAAGCTACAAGTGCCAAGTTCTTTAGGCACTCTTCTGGGGTGATCCCATTTACGCTTGATAGTTTATTGATAAACACCATCATAACACCAGCAAGTGAGCTGAAGAGTTGGATGGGATCACTCTCGAGGACCATTTCATAAGCTAGTTCCTCTTGGCCGCTGATGATTGCTGTCATCAAAGCGACTACGTTGCCAATGTTCTCTGTTACAGAATCCATTATGCCTCGGTAGACGCCTTCAAGAACCAACTCCACTTTTGGTGTTGATCAATGCGTTCAGCAATGAAGTTTGCAATACCTTGCTCGTTATCTTTGTCAGCAAGAACAAAGACCTTTTTAATGTGATCAATGTATTCGTTATTCATATCTAAGAATTGCTTAGCAAGATTACGTGCATCATCATCGTTAGAACCTACTTCTTTAATTCTACTAAGTCCAGACAATTGGCTCATTACAAAAGGAGCTTTAGCATCAAGCTTTCTGATGTTTTCTGCAATTGGGTCAATGTTTTCGTAGATATCATCTACGATCTCATCAAAGAACTTGTGATATTGATAGAAGTCATTACCAACAACATTCCAGTGGAAACCATGAATAGTGTGATAGAGAACGTATGCTTCAGCAAGCATTCTTTTCAGAGCAGTGACCAAATCACTAACATCTTCTTCATATTCTGGGTTTCTAGTGTCGTCTTCTACTTCTGTTGCACTGACGACTCTAAAGCCATTCCAATTGTCCATTGTTACAGCCAGTTAAGGCCATCTCCGAACGACTCATCAATTGATTGCTCAACAAGGCGAGCAGACAGCTTGTTTGCGCTAGCACTCTTGATGCTGCGGAAGCCTGCACCCTCGTTCTTAGCACGACGGCAAATCTCTACATTGTCAACAAAGTTTTCAATGATAGATGCACGCTTTACAGTGTCAAGGATAGGAAGCGTCTTACGCTCTACGTAGTAAACAGCAGCTTCACGTGTGTCAAGCTGGCTGCCCAGAAGGCGGTTGTGTTGGTCTTCGACCCAAACCTCAGCACCAGCGGTAACGAAGTTGATCCAGTCAGCTGACTCAAACTCGTTCTCAATGCCAGCAGCTGTACGGTACAAAAGGCTGCCATCGTCTTCGCCAAGGTCACTTGTGCCAGCACTGCTAACGCGATATTCCTTAGCAATTGTGCCACCAGGCAAGCTATTGAGGTAGTCCTCAGTGTCAAAGTCAACGTACTCTGAAGCCAGCTTCTCGAGCGATTCCTTCTCAGCACCAAGCTCGGTGATGATGTTAGCATAGCGCTCGATCTCTCTTTGACCAACGTTAGGGTTGCTAGCAGCCATACGAGTCTTGTCCAGAATGTCCTGCAGCCTGTCAAGACGTGTCAAGATGCTCTCTGAGGTACCATTAAACCAGCGTGCATCAGCAGCTGCGGTCTTGGCTTCAATCTCAATATTTTCGTAGTTCATAATGGAATCTTTCTTTTTCCTCAAACACTATTGCGCGTTACGGCTATGATTACATTCATCGTGTGTCATATGTTCTGTGCAAAAACTAGGGCCCAACTCTTCTGAAAGCAACTCGGCTAGCTTCTTGCTAGCAGTAGTACCACTATTCAATGGGTTAGCACCATTCAGCTCACCGGGTTGAAGGTCATTGGGAGCAGTAGCTTGGCCAATAGGACTTTGGTTAGTGGCAGAAAAATCTTGTGATTTTCCCGAAGGAGGAGCTGGGTTAGGACCGTTGTTGGCAAAGTTCTGTGAGCTTGCTGCCTGTGGGACAATCAGATCGGGAGCACCTTCAAAATAAGCAAGTGCGTTAACGATCTTTGATGCACCCTTGCGGTGTCTCCAAGAGTAAACTGAATCAGCTGCCTTATCAAGTGCATCTTCTTCACTTTCCTTTTGACCAGGCTCGTATGGGTGACACTTGGCTCTGTCTCCAGGACCCTTCCAGCCAGGCTTAGTGCCTTCTGCAGTTTCAATAGTGCATTCTCTCAGCTCGTTCTTAATATTGGCAGCAGTGATGCTAAAACCAAGATATGAGCTAAGAATTACGCGGCGGCAACCATTGCAATAGATTTCTGGGCCAGCCTTGCTAGATGTTCTAACAAGCTCACCCTTTCTGCATATAAAACATTTTTCCATATTAGAACCTAAAGAACTTTTCGAGAACATCAACGGGGAGACCGATAGATGAAGTTCTTGCAGCAGGTGGGTTCGTTGGGTCTTTTGCCCAAGCTGCTCTAGAAGCAACATCTGCATTGTTTTTAGCTTTGTTGTAGTTCATGCCAGTTCCAGGAGTCGCTATAGCTTTTCCATGTGCTTCTGCTGCATCCATGTGTGCGAAGTAAGCTTCTCTGTGATCAGGGTTGTTACCATGGAAAGTATCAGCACCATGAAACTCTGGAGAACCATCGGAGTTTGTTCTTCCTGTCCATGGAGTGTTACCCTGCAACTTGTTAGCAGCATTGAGGTGATTATCACGCAAAGTTGCATGATAGTTATTGGTATCATCCTTTTGGGAGTCTTTACGATCCATGAACATGTGTGCAGCATCATACATACCGGCTTGCTTGGATGCAGTGGCGTGACCAAAACCATCAGTCAGCTCAAGAGGACCACGATCAGCTTCGCCAGGTGTCATATCGTGTGAACGAGGAATTAAGTTGCTATTTGGTTTAATGTCATACAAGCTTTGACCTTCGCTCTGCTGAGGGGTCTTGTTGTAGAACTTGTATTGTGTGTAACCGTTGTAGTAGTCCTTGCTCAAGAGGGCAAGATCCTCGTCCATTGGCTTACCGGCTTGTGCATCGCCGTAGCCTTGGTAGTAAAGCTCACTGTCGTTAGCTTCTTTGAACATAGCGTAGAAAGCACCAGCGGCACCCATCTTGGCTTCTTCCTTAACGATGTCACGCCCAGCATCAAGGTCGCCAGCAGTAGGGCCTTCTACTGTTGTAAGGCTCTCACCCGAGAAGTTATTTTCGCCAATGCCGTGGTCATTAGCAGGCTGGTTGCAACCACAATTTGTGCATGCAATGCGTGTTCCTGGGAAGTATGTCTTTTCGCAGTGATTACAGAATGGCTCACCATTCTCCATCACGTATGCAATTCTTGCATTCATGCTCATGTTTGCTCCAATAATTGTTGATAGCGATCCTGGAGATACGCTAGAAAGCCCTTCATTGCTTACAACTGGTGGTTGCCCCTCGAGATCAATTGTATCCTTAGGCTCATCGCCCAAAGCAGTCAATCTCGTAGAGTTTTCGTCTTCGTTACCAATGTCTGCAAATCTAAAGTGGCCAACAGTACCGACTTGGCTTTGTCCTGGAAGGCCAAACCCTGCATCGTCTTCTTCGGTAGCGTCTTCAATGCCTCGTAGCGAAGCATCGTCTCCGTAATTACCGTTATCCTGCGTAGCGTATCTCATCAATGACTAGTGCGCCTTGGGGGCTATTTTAACTCTTATTCCCAGCTGGTTGGTTTGTCATTGTTAGTTGAATTGAAACGATCTTCATTCAACAAATCAATTAATCTATTGCTGCTACCAGTGATTGGTCGAGCTGGCGTTGGGAAGTTAGATATAGTTTGTGGGAAATTAAGCTCAAGGTTAATTCCTGCTCCAGGACCAGATGACCCTTTTTCTGGCGTTTGCTTTGTAGGCATTGGTTCTTGACCAGTTTCAAGCTTAGTTTTCTGTTGTGGTGGGTTACTAGTCTCTTGCTCACTCTTAGTAGAAGTTTCTTCTTCAAGAGAAGGTTCTGGCATAGCTTCTGTTTTATCACCAATTGTTTTAGGAGCTGGCTGCCAAGTTGTGGGAGATGGTTGTGGTGTGCTAGGAGGAGTCTTTGATGGCTTACCAGGAACAGTGAAAGGTGGAACTGTGATTGGCTTAGTAGGAGCCAATGGGTGAGTCTCGAGAGGCATGATGCTACCAACTACGGGGTTAGCAGGGCTTGCAAAGCTCTGTCCACCACCAGAATCTGGCGTATTGTTGATATCATTGCTATTGTCGCCATTTTCATTACCGCTTGAGTTGCTACTAGGCAAGTTCTTCAATGCATCGCTAAGGCCACCACCTTCTGCACCTGCAGCGGCCTCTCCAGCGCCAGCGACTGCTTCTCCAGCACCAAGAAGCTCTGGGATAGCAAGAAGAGGACCAGCAGTCACAATTGTGCTTGCTGTGACCATGCGAAGTTCCTTAGCAGCGAACCCCTTACCAGCTTCTGACTGGTAAACTTGGTTATCTGTCAATGCATAAGGAATAACGTTAACAGTTGCGTGCGCTTTGCGCAGCATTTCTGTTGCAATGCCTTGGTTTCGGTATTCTGGCTCGACGTAAACACCATCCATGATGTAGTTGCCACTAGCTTGCTTTTCAGCAGTGAAATAACCGATTCTTTCGTCTCCAACCATTGCTTCAACAAGAAGACCAGAGAACGTGCCACCAGTCTTGTATTGCATTGGGCCAACGTTAGCAACAATTCGAACCTTGTCACCTTGTTCTTCAAGGATCTCATTAAGTCTTGGTGGGATAGTAGCCATTATAGTTTTCCTAGGTCAGTAGTGAGGTCTTCAAGGCGCATATCGCCATATTGACCCTTTTCAACAATCTCTGGAGTGATGAGAGCCCAGCTCTCTTCCATGTAGCTTTGCAGCCATCTCCACGTTACCTTCTGCACTTTACCCCAGGTAATACATTCAGCGTAGTCCTTGTCGTAACCTACGAGGATGACACAGTGGCCACCTTCGATCTGATTGTCAGCAGGAGTGCCTGTAAGGTCCCATGGCTGGTTGTCAAGGAATTGCTGCTGGAAGGTGACTGGGAGCTTTACACCAATGTATACAAGCCCATATGAGGCAATTACGCTACGGAGCTCATCAAGGTCAGCATGGTCAGTAGGGGCGAACGCAGCAAGCTTTGTGTTGAACAAGCCGTTGGTCTGCCAGTACTTTAGTAGGTCCGCCTCGACCGCTCCAGCATCTTGTCCATTCGTATAATTGAGATAACTTTGCTCGACTTCGGTGTCAGAAGGGAATCCTTCTGTAAGTTGTAAGAAAGCAGCGTTAGCCATTCTGGCGTGAACAATACCAGCAAAAGTACAATCCCCATATTTATCATTTCCTAACATTCCCCAATTATCTACGTTTGGCACTGCTACGCTCTCTGGTGCAGCTGGCAACGGGTTGCCCTGATAGAAAGCAAGCATGTGCAACCCAGCAGGGCGCTTAGGATCTAGCTTACCTAATTTACCAACAATACGATCAGTCATTATTATCTCCCATAAACATCTTTCCATTGACTAAAAGTCAAACCAGTTTTGCCTGCAAGGAACGAGTGAGTGTTGCAATATGGCCTTGGCACTGAAGAATCAGACCAATGCATGTATTTTGCTTCGTACTTCTTACCTTGGCAGTCGCCATGAGCACATGCAGCCATACCCTTGCGGTCTACGTAAGGTGCTTTCCTAGTTTTCTTAGGAGGCTCTGGCTGTGGGTTCTCTGCTAAGTACTTCTGCGTGTTCTCGCAATCGGTAGTGTCTTTGCACCTACCGCTGCTAACGATTGTGTGGGTGCCATCATCTGATGCACCACAGAGCTGACATTGGTCAGGACGAGCAGCGTAACGTTCTGACCAAGACATTAGAAGTATTTCTGTCGTTCTGACGGAGTCATCTTGCCTGATTTTGCTACAGCAGCATCGTGGCTCAGCGGTGTTGGGTTGGGGTTATGACGTCCATTGACTATTGTTTCTCCAACTGATCTAAGCAAGCTATAGTGATTGGGAATAACATTTTTGTTGAGAGCGTCAATCGCTTCATCATGTGTAGCTAGCAGTCTGGGCTCTAAAGCTTCTGGGCCACCAAGCCATGGATCATTGCGTGCACGTGCACTAACATATAAACTGATATTGTGACCCTGGGTATAGGCATGCATCATTTCGTCTTCGGTAATACCGTGTCGCCTAGCATCATCAACATGCTTCTTTTGAATAAGCTTGGGGTTGCCTGAGTTGGCGTGATCAATCAGCTTCTCAAAGTAGTGTGGATCACCATAACCAAAGGTATCTTCAGCTGCGTATCTTCTTTTCCAATTCATTAATCTTCTCCAAGGATCCAATCGGCTACTTCTTTACTGCGTGAGTGTTCTTGTCCAATAGATGGCCCTTCTTGTCTACTCAGTTCAGAAATAATGTGTTTTTCTGCTTCAGTAGTGTTAGGGCATTGCAGTTTAGGCCAGCCATGGCATGAACAGCTTTCTGCTGCGTATCTTTTAGACCAATTACTCATTTGATGAGTCCTCTCACGTATTTTGCTGCCTCAAAGTCACTGTAAGCTGTGACGTGTTTGCCACCATGACCTCTGTGGTGGAAAAGGCATAGCCATTCCAGGTTTGTTGCGCTCTCTACCCATGCACCAACGGTGTCTGGGTCGCTAACGCCGGGGTAATCGACTTCGAGCCACTTAAGATCGACGCCATTCTGCAATGAGAACTCAATATGAGTGTGGTGAAGCTCCAAAGGGTGCTCAGAGTCGCACTCACTGAAGTCATTGCGGTGTTCACCGATAGCACATTTAGCTGTTGCCTTCGTTTTCTCACGGAAATGGTGAAAATCGACGTAATGTGGGTCATCTTCACGCTCTGGGTGAGGTGGATAGTGAACGGTGTAATGATGAGTGATGTTCTGGTCGTGTTCTTCGACGGTCATTAGTCTTTTTCCCTTCTATCTTGCTGAAGGTAGTCAATAACTTCGTCTAAACTGCCAAAAACGCGTATATCATCTTCATATTCGTCGTTATCTAGGTCAAAATCGTCTTCATCTGACGAAAAAAGCTCTTCCATGATCATCTGGAAAGCAGAAAAGGTGATTTCTCTTGAATATTCTACAAAAACACCGTCATGCTGACAGTATTCACTTACGTTAATACGATAAGTGTGGTCTTCATCGTCATCTTTTGGCTTATCGATGGAGAAATCATCTGAAAGAGAGGAAATCTGGGCAATACTCTCCTTAAACCGGGAGACATATGCACTTTTCTCTGTAGTATCACTGTACTTTGCTATGTTCTTGCAAGTTTCACAGTCACAGTTGTTTGACATGTTTTCCTTAGTTATATATATAAGAGGATTTTTTAAATTTTGTCAATAGATTTTAAGATAAAACTTTAAAATTTATTCGCCAGAGTAGCTATCATCAGCGTGAACAGCTCTATTTATAGCTGTTGAAGGACTGTAAAGGTGAGAAACACCCTCTCCACCTCTCGCACGATGACGTACTCTTGGTGCAACTACAGCTGCATGGTTGTCTTCGTCCTGTCTAAAGTTGACATGGTGGTTGATAATGGTCTGTTCAGCCTTCGTACCATACAAAACACGGTGGTGTGAACGTCTTCCGACCTTACCAAACTCTCCAGCTTCCTTAGAAACGGGGAAACCAGCGAAATAAGCGGCTCTAATCTTGGGATCTTGAGTTCTTTTGGCTGCTTCTTCGTGGTGTTGCATGTCCCAAAGCTGGTTTGTGGGGTGAGTACTGTCATTTACAACGCAGTATGGGCAGAAACACTTAACAAAACGGGCAGTTTTACCCTGATCGATGACATTTTGCTCAACAGGATCGATAGCATCGTGCGTATTGCACATGTTATTGATGGTGTGGTTGAATGCGTGGTGCACTGCAAGGTCACCATGGGTGTGATCACTGACAGTTTTCATGGCATCTCGGTAGAACTTAGGGTCCTTGATGCCATTACGCTTACCCTCGTTGAATGCCATGATCGTTTCAATGTGCGATTGGCCCAAAGCTGAGAGTGGGTGGACCATCAAACGCTCACCAGTCTTTGCATTCACGTGTTCACCGGCACGGAAAGCACGATCATCCAGGTGGCCCTCTTCGCTGGGAGCAATCATCATAGTAGGTTGATGGATACCCTGCTCGAGCTTGTAAGGCTTACCAGTGGTCTTGTTGCGAACAGCAACGGTCATGTAGTCACTTGCGGTTTTAACGTTGGCAAGCTGCGAGTGAGCGCGACTGTGATACCAGTCGCCCTTTTTGCTTTGCTTCAAGCCAAACAAACGCACTGCGTCAGGATTGGGCTCTTCGCCCTCACCAAGGCTACCTATGTAGTGATTAGCGGCTTTCTCAGCAGCATGAGGCACATGATAGTACTCAGGGTCTTCCTTGTGGGTGGCGTAGCCAGTACCCTCTTGGAAGATAAGCGTCATAGCGTTGGCAGGTCCGCCAGTCTTGAATTGCTTATCGTGTTTTGCAGCTTCTCTGCTGTTGAACATAAGTTGTACTCCTAGTTAAGTTAAAACAGGCACCGCGCGTCACCGGCCCTAGACCCGATTCCGAATTTTCTTTTACCCTTATGTTATAAGGGGTTTAGACTCTTAGTTAGCAACCACCACGGCAAATCCATCCAGTACCGTATTCTTGACTTGGGTCCCAAACAATGTCTTGGGTGTTTCCACAGTTGTAGCAGTAGCGAGAATTGCCTGGGATGTGCCCATCCATAGGCTTATTTTCCCCCATTGAGTTATCGTTGGCGTAACGCTCAGCGAAAGAAGCACTCTTAGGCTTAAGTGGTGGCACATCGCGAACGTGCTTGTAGACTTGTGGGTCGTACTTAGTGTCTGGGTCTTGCATCATTTTCACTCTTGAATTAAGAGGAACGTTAGGATTTGTTACTTCTTTGCTAATGTTTGTCTGAGGAGCCTTGCTCTTTGTGCTTGTCTGCTCTGTGGGGAAATGCTTTTCCATAAGATCACTATAGTGTTCCACAAGGCTCTTTTGGTTAACGCCTGGTTGTGTGCGCTTCAGTACTTCTTGGTGCATCTCATTAATTTTGCCAACGCCTTGCTGGAACTTCCCAATGCTGTCCATAACGTCATTGTGGTTATTACGGACTTCATCAACCATTCTTGCATTAGGGACGTTAGGCTTGTTCTTTTCGTATTCATCACGCGTTTGGTATCTATTCTCAGCGATTCTAATCGCCGCCATTTTTGCATTGCCAAGTGAGTTCTGGTAGCTCTTTGACCAGTCGTTGAATTGTGCCATGGTGTAGCCCTTTGTAGATAGTAGAACGATTGCTATCCCCTATACCAAGAACTATATGTATTTACATTATTCTCTCTTTTTTTCTATCTACTTTAGTGCACCTAGTATTTCATACGTGGCCAAGGCCTCCGGCATTTTTAATTCTTACCAGTACGATCTCAACGCCTGCTCTATCGAATACCCCATAGGGCTGCCCGCCATTTTTTAAAGGCGTTTCTATACGCTCCCATTGGGACCCCTATTGGCGAGCCTTACAGAGCCTTTTAGGCCCCTCTCAAGGCACTCCTCTAAAACCCTTTAGTTCTGGAAATGGCAAAACCTACCATCCTATTTCACGCCTTGGATTGCGTGTTAGTTACACGCTAGCAAAAGATTATGAACTTCTTTGCGTCCTTGGGCACAATGTCCAAGTGAGGCTGAGAACTCATGGTCCTAGCAATCACCTGTATGTTGCTGAACTACAGCACCGTACAGCTGTGTGCGCAAACGTACTACTCAGTAGTGCGCGAACGTACGCAGCAACCCAACACCTATGCATTAGAAAGAGATTAAAATGAAGCGTTTTCAGCTGATTTCCCTGCTCCTTGGTAGCTTTGCGTTCACGTTCGCAGTATCGTTCGTGAACACAATGATCTCGTGGTACACACCCATGGGGCAGGCACAGACCGTACTCACGGTCTCGTTGTCGTTCACCTTCGTGGTGTTCGTGGCTGCAGTCCTGTACACAGCCAAGAAGTAGTACGCAATGCCGAAATCATCACGTCGGGAGATGTTGTGGTCGTCGTAGGGTGATGCCTACGGCCTGATGATGGCAGTCAGCTAACTAAACCAGTCCTGAGGAGGACACTATGAAGGAAGTAACAACGATCGACGCTGCTAAGGCTTTGGTTGAGCACTACGCTGCTGCGGCTGAGCTCATGACTGCTGAGGCTAAGGCTGAGTACGAGGCTGCTTTGGCTGCGTACGAGGCTGTTGAGGCTAAGTACGAGGCTAAGCAGGACGCTGCTTGGGCTAAGCGTGACGCTGCTAAGGCTGAGTACTACGCTGCTCAGGCTGAGTTCAAGGCTGCCGAGGCTGAGTTCGACGATGCTTGGGCTGAGTACCACGCTGCTTTGGCTAAGTACGACGCTGCTTTGTCTAAGCCTGAGGTCAAGGCTGCTTGGGCTAAGTTCTACGCTGCTATGGCTGAGCTCAACGCTGCTCAGGCTGAGCAGTAACAGCTCGGTTCACAAGGGGTATGAGCTCCACCCCACCCAACGGGCTCAACCCAACTAAACCAGTCCTGAGGAGGACACTATGAAGGAAGTAACAACGATCAGCGGTTCCGTCTACCTCATCAATGAAGATGAGCAGATGTGGTGCCGGAAGTCAACTGCCCCTGTGCGCAAGTACGATAACGGGGAGTACGTCGACACC